CTTCAGAGCAGCGCGACCCAGCAAAATATCCTGTGCATATCTTATGAGCTGTTCCTTTGGTGTATCCGTTCCCTCCATACAGCCCAGTAAAAGATCTATCGTCTTTTCATAACTTCTTTCTCCTGAATAAAACTTTTCTCTGATAAGTTGGGTGATAAACTCTCCATGAACGTCATAAGTGATCGTTTTATATTCTGTCATTTCTCGTTCTCCATATTCTCAATCATTTTTTTAAGAAGTCTTAGTCCAGCTACAACCATCCGCTGCCGCATAATCATCATGTGTGGCAACCCCTCTTCTTTTTCAATTTCTACCATCTTTTTGAGGTCTTTCTCTTGGTCATACAGGTAGCATGTCAGTTCTGTATCTGTCGGTACCGGGATATCTTTCAGGAATTCTGGCCAGTTTCCCTGGATTATGGGAGCGAAATCAACGATATATTTAGGAATTTCGTTGTTCCCAGTAGGGCATTCTTCGGTTCGAGCCGATTCAGCAATATCGCTCTGCTGCTTTTCGTCCTGTGGTCCTGCTGCCAGTTGACAGCGTTCTTCCGAGTCATCAAATTCTGGGGAAAAAGGATCGTACATAAGTCTCGCTTGACTGGCTAAGTATCTATAGCTTGTATTCAGCGTTCTTCCTTTATATTCAAATTCCGCTCCTGCTGACAAGCTTCGAAATTCGCAACTCATCATTCCCGGCCCACTAAATCCACGGAATCCGTTTGGAGCAAGTACTTTCTGCGCCATAAATGCTGATTCCTGATTATTTTTTGCCGGTCTGATTGCCCGCATCATCTTTGTAAAAGCCTCCGGATGCTCATCATGGAACATTGTGATCACTTCTTGTATCGTCAGTTCTTCCGGTTCGTCCACTGCTGCCATCTTGACCGGCTTCTGTTTCTTTCCGTATTTCTCAATCAGCTTCTTAGAGAATTCTGTCCAGCCTATTGACTCTTCCTGGTCAGTGCCGGCATTGAAGAGGATTCCTTCCTTGCTTCCCTGATAGTTCAGTTGTCCGTTTCGGACGCGTACTGTTCCATACAGGGCGCTGAGCATGTATGTAGTCATGTTCAGATCTGATTTCTTCACATAGGTTTCTATGTTCTTTCGGAGAGATTCGTAGAACCGGTCAATCTGGATATTCACCGGAACAGAAGTGTTAATCTCTTCCGGCTTATGAGGATGCAATGCCTGATCTATAGTCATCTGTCCAGGAATATCTCTTTCCTGTTCCTGCTGCGCTTTCAGGAGCTTCGCTGCATTCAATGTGACCTGCCCGACTTCTGACAGGATCTTGCAAGCTTCGTTCTGGTATTTATCATTCAAACCGGCAAGTTCCGCTGCCGTGGATACGTTCAGCTTATTCTGTTTGAATGCATCCATAAGTTCTTCGGAAAGGTTAGAACTGATGCTGTGGTACCTTCCAATCTGAGTGGATGATACTCCAATGAGATCTGATACGATTTCCCTGGTCTTACCTTCAAGATCTGTCTTTTCGCGGAGTTCCTTGACCAGTTCTTCCATCTGCAGGGATTCCGTCATCTTCTCCCAGTCAGTTTTCTCGCGGTAGGTGTTGGACTGGATGATCACCATCTTCCGGACAATCTCATCTGTCTCGGTTTCTGCGCTCAATTCAATCTTTGGTTTGTATACGCAAGGGATTCTTTTAAATCGTTCAAGACCTTCCTTGATCAGCTCCAGGCAGCACTTTCTTCTCCGGTGTCCAGCCAGGAGGTAATCTTTTCCGTCTCTTTCTTCAATCAGGAGTGGCTGAAGGATTCCCAGTGCTCTGATCGACTGTTTTAGTTTCTCTGTGTCTTCCGTTGAATAAAAATTATCCTTAGAAGGGATCAAGTCTTCCGGATCGCGATAGACCGTCTTCTGTTCCGGAAGGTCTATTTCCTGTGCAGAACGCTCAGAGAGCATTCCTTTGAGATCAAATTTCGCCATCCTGTACACCTCCGATCATATTCAAGTACTCCGTAACCAGTGCTTCATAGTCTTCTGCTGCCGCTGATCGGGAGCTGTGAAGAGCCACCGGCATACGCATGAATGTGCTCCTTGCCACTACACCAGAAAAGCGGATTGTTGTATCCATAGCCGGATACTGCTCTCTGATGATCTCTGCTCCCTGAATGTGTGCCTGGTTCCCTTTCTGGTACTTGCTCACAAAGCAGCGGACGTTCTGCAGGTCCGGATTCAGTTCTTCCTTCACTTCCTGGATCTGGTCCAGGAGCTCGTTCATGCCTTCCAGGGTGTTATCGTCCACTTCTACAGGAATGAGGACGTCATTCGCGGCTGTCAGTGCATTTATCACAGAGATATTGATATCCGGAGCATTATCTACTACGCAAAAATCGTACTGATCAGATACCTGCTGCAGAGCCTTCTTTAACCGGTTCTGCTGTGGACGTACGCGATCCATGGTCACTTCCATGTTGGCGGTCAAGAGACCGAGATTAGCCGTGATGATGTCCAGTCCCTCATAGTCCGTCTTATGGATCAGATGTTCCATATCTGGATGACGGTCTGTCATGATCCGGTCGATGCCGTCTCCATCTGAGGTGCGGCGGTTTAATCCGCGGGAACAGTCTCCCTGTTTGTCATTATCCACCAGTAATACGCGATGTCCGCGTGTAGTAAGGATATAGGCAATGTTAATGCTAGATGTGGTCTTAGCCACGCCGCCTTTCAAATTAATGATTGCTATTGTTCTCATACATATTTCCCCTTTTCTTTATTTTTTTCTCGTATTCTTCGATGATTTCCTCTACTAATCCCTCAAACCAGCAGCCCCGACAGTACTGTTTTCTCTCATCTTCTGTCATCTCCGGAGGTCTGCACATCTCGTGGCATACATAGATTTGTAAGTCATTGAGAATAGATTCCATGTCTCTTTCTGGCTGCTCTGTCGGCACGGAGCATCCATTCCGGCTTTCCTTCTTCCGGTTCGCTGTCATACAGTATTTCGCCTCCTTCATCTCTGTAATATCTGTATCTCACTCCATTACGGACAATCATTCCCAGAAACTCCATTGTCATTGGATTCTGGTCCGGTCTCAGACTCCAGGCCTTGCCCCATAATTCTTCCACATTCATTCTTCTTCATCATCTCCTGTAACCACGTGGAATAACTGTGTTTCTCAGATCTCGCGGTCATTTTGTGTGCTTCCGGAAAAGCATGGATCAGACGATAGACCTGCTCCCATTCGGCAGCATTCTTGATCAGTTCACCTTTTGAATCTCGCCAGCCTTCTCCTGCCATCTCTTCCAGTTTCAGAAGTCTGCTCGCTACATAGCTATCCTGTGTATGTACACAGATTTCTGAGGAAACATTCATCCTGGAAAGAGCCTCGATAAGTGCTATAAGGACAGACTGGTGGTATGTTCCCTTCGAGATTCCGAAGTTTTCCTTTGTCTTTTCCTCGTTTCCGACCATAGTAGAGAGGACATATCCACATTTTCTTTCTCGTTTTCCCTGGAATATACTGTCGGTTTCCAGGTAGATGTCTACTTTCCACATGTTTTATTCCCTCTTCTTAATCTTGATCAGCGTGTAATGGCGGTAAGCATAATGAGTTATCGGATTTATGCCGACTTCGATGCTTTCCGGATCTACGTAATATCCTTTTGGTGCTTTGGGCATCCTTGGTGTTCCATCACGGTCAACCAAACTTCTTCTTTTAATCTCGTCAACTTCAGGATCCTTGCGGATAAGGTTTCTGGATGGATGATATCGTTTAACCTCGTCTGGTTCCCATTCTTCCAGAGGCTTCGTAAGGTATTCTGCAAGCTGCTTATATCCGCCCTCGCTGTAAGTAGTACGGAAATTAACATGTCCGTGTCCCCATTGTTGCTCCCAAAGATCTGTGATTATCAGATCTGTAGCTGTTTTTTCGTTGGATTCGCGGTTGATCAGGATGTGGATGTGTCGGCCGCCTCTGGATCCGATTGCAAGACGGTATATGTACTTTAAGTTCCATCCCTGTTTTTTATATTTTTCTCGCATCTTTCTGACCATTTTTCCGGCATGGTCCTTCATTTCTTCCCACGTCGGTCTGTAATCTTTCGGATATGTAAGAGTGATCCAGTAGTCCCTCTCACGGAAATTCCACTTGATCAGCCTCCTGACATCCCTTTCCCGTTTCCACTGATTATGTTTTTTTATCTCTTCCGGAGTAGCCTTCCTTTTCTTTTCTCTGATCTGTCCGGCTGCTCCGTATTTTCCGGTATGTTTTTCTTCAATCTCTACTGTGTCTCCACAGTCCCATCTCTGCCTTATGTATCCGCATAGTACCTTGTATCTCATAAGCACCTCGTCGTAACTCTAATACGCTTAATCGAGCTCTCAAGAGGTACTTGATACCTCTGTAGTTCTCAAAAAAGGTCAAAAATATAGCAGGTGCTTCCTGCCTGCATCTTGACTTTCAGGCGCTGTATGATATACTAAATATAGTTGTTATTTCATACAGCACCTTTTAGTTATCGAACCTTTACAGTTGCCGCTGTGGGGTTCTTTTTCTTTGCCTTCTTATCCTCCAGCCACAGGATTATTCCAAATGCAATTCCCGCGATTGTAAAAGCACTGATCAGAAGCTCTATTCCGGAATCCCATTGCCATATCGGAAGGATTGCCACAATAATCCCTATGATCAGGGAAATGTTAAGTTCTCTCGCCATCATTCTCACCTCCCTCTATTGTGCAGAATCCTCCATAATCATCTTTCCGGAGATCTGCAAGCGCTATAACTCCCTCTCTGGTTCCGTAGTAGGATCCGATTGTCCCGTCAGAGAATCTTATAATTCATATCTTTCTCATGCTTGTCCCTCCCCGCCGCCCTTATCCGGCAGCTCTCTTCTCATAGTTCATTGCCTGCAATGCGTTTTCCACACGCTCTCGGATAATCTCAGATGCTTTTGCACCTGAAACTTCCTCTTTTACACCATTAACCTGTATTCTAGTAATAAACTCTATCTTCCCCACTGTCTCACCTCCCTGTGATATGGTATGAAATGTACTTGCCTGTGGTTCCTGTGTCGAAATTTGTCGAGTTTCTTCAAAGCATTGACTTTCTTCTCATTGTTTCCTATCCTGTAATCACAGGCGCTGCCATGCCTGAATATTTAGACTAAGGAGAACACTATGAATGAATCTTCCATTTCTTTAATAAGTCAATTCTTCACAAAAGCGAACATCACGCTTTTACTTTCTATCATCGGCTCATTTGGTACTCTTATTGCCCTCTATACCAAACGAAAAAACCTAAAAATCCAAGTCAGCAATGTTGCTTATAAAAAAGCCCAAAAGCAAATGCTACTAGATATTACCTTTGAGAACCGTTCTCAACTTCCTATTGCAATAACTGATGTGCATGTTTTTCTAAACAATCATGAATTAACGGTAGAAAAATACCCTTTGTGTGTAGAAGAATATTCTCATTTGCATGGAAAGGAAGTTGTTGATCGTAAGTTTCTCTATAATCTTGAATTTCCCATTGCTATTCAGCAGTTGGGGGCTTCTGCTGGTAAAATGCTTCTTGAGTTTTCTCCAGAAGAGCTTGAAAATCCCTCCACTCCTTTGACTCTACAAGTTCATTCCACTCGTGGGAAGGTACAGCAAATAACACTGCCGTGTGATCAGATAAAACGGAT